TTATTACTATGATTGATATTTATTTTTTTTATTTAGTGCGTTTTCCACATACTCTGTATCATCAACCAAGTCATCTAAACTGCCCTTAATGTACTTTAATTCCTTTAAAATTTTATGTTGTTCTTGTTTCGCATCCTCAATATTATGCTTCGTCAATTTTCCAGACACCGTAAGATCGTTGATATACTCATCTAACATTTGAAGTGCTCTAATTTGGTCTCTTTTTTGTTGAGAAATGTAAGTATGGTATTTTTGATAATCATTTTTAACTGCTTCTAAAAAGTGATTTTGTTTGGAAATAAATCGAAGTTTTTTTTGTTTATCAACTAATAATTTTCTTTTGGCATCGATTAAATCTTGAATCTGTATAAATTGGTTATCCATCTCTCTAATGGGAACCACAATTCTTGCTTCATAAGGAATCATTTCCATTCTTTTACAATAAACAATTATTTTATTCTTTATAAAACAAATTTAAAATCTTGGTTATATATTATTTAGGATGTCAAAAACTACGAACGAACCTTTGTTAACGCCGGACGATAATCGTTTCGTTATGTTTCCAATTAAATGCGATGACATATGGAAAATGTACAAAAAACAAGTTGATTGTTTTTGGCGAGCCGAAGAAATTGATTTATCTAAAGATCTAACCCATTGGGAATGCTTAAATGATGAGGAACGATATTTTATTTCAATGATTTTGGCCTTTTTTGCAGCAAGTGATGGAATAGTGTTGGAGAACTTGGCATCACGGTTTATGAACGATGTTCAATTGTCTGAGGCTAGAGCCTTTTATGGATTTCAAATCGCGATGGAAAATATACATAGTGAGAGTTATTCTCTTCTAATTGATACATATATTAAAGATAATGAGCAAAAAGATAAGCTATTTAATGCGATTACGCATGTTCCTTGTATCAAAAAGAAGTCTGATTGGGCACAAAAATGGATACATGACCATAGAAGCAGTTTTGCTACTAGATTAGTCGCCTTCGCATGTGTAGAGGGAATTTTCTTCAGCGGGGCCTTTTGCAGCATCTATTGGCTGAAAAAACGGGGGCTAATGCCAGGACTTACGTTTTCAAATGAACTCATTTCGCGTGATGAAGCGCTTCACTGCGAGTTTGCCATCCTTTTGTATAACAAACTACAGAAAAAGATTGATAAGGCTCGCATTCATGAAATAATAAAGGAGGCTGTTGAAATCGAAACTGAATTTATTTGTGAGGCATTGCCATGTAAATTGATTGGTATGAATGCTGAGTTGATGACGCAATATATTAAATTTGTAGCAGACCGTTTAGCCGTTCAATTAGGATACAAAAAGATTTACAATGCAACAAACCCTTTTGATTTTATGGATTTAATTAGTTTAGAGGGTAAGACGAATTTCTTTGAGCGTAAAGTGGCAGAATATAGTCTAGCGAATAAGAACTCTGAAGATGCTTTTAATTTTACAGATGATTTTTAAAAAGTTATACGTCATTATTTAATATTAAGATTATTTAAGATAATTGATTAAAATAATTTAAAGATTATTTTATATATTATGTATAAATGCCAAAAACACAAACGGATTATTCAAATACTATTATTTATAAACTTTGTTGTAAAGACACAAGTATTTTAGATATATATATTGGTCATACAACTAATTTTACTAAAAGAAAGAATCAACATAAAACATCTTGCTGTAATGACAATGATAAAAAATATAATCAATATGTATATCAGTTTATTAGGAATAATGGTTGTTGGGAAAATTGGTCAATGATACAAATACAACAACATAATGTTAAAAATAAAAGAGAAGCTGAATCAACTGAACATTTTTGGATTGAACAATTAGGTGCAAAACTTAATACTAATAAACCTTATGCTAAATGTAAGGAGGAACCACAAATTTATAAAGAAAATTGGTACGAAGAAAAAAAGGACTACATTCTTGAAAAAGCCAAACAAACATATCAGGAAAATAAGGAACACAAATTAGAATATCAAAAACAATATGCTGAAGAAAATAAAGAGATAATTTCTGAAAAACAAAAAGAATATAGAGAAAAAAATAAGGAAAAATTAGCAGAACAAAAAAAGATTTATAGACAGCAACATAAAGAGAAATCTAAAGAAAAACAAAAAGATTGGAGAGAACAAAATAAAGAAAAATTAAAGTTACAAAAATCAGAAATTATTAACTGTGAGTGTGGTAATCAATATACATTTGGTAATAAACATAGACACTTTCAATCTAAAATTCACATTGATTACCAAAATAAATTATGTGGATTAATTTCTGAACCAGAACAGACAATAACCGAAGAAGAAAAGAATGAAATTTTACATCAAAAACAAAAAGAGTATAGAGAAAAAAATTCAGAAAAAATAAAAGAGTATAAGAAAACATATAATGAAAATCATAAAGAAGAAATTAAAAAACAAACATATAATTATTATGAAGAGCATAAAGAAGAAATAAAGGCAAAAGTAAAAGAGTATAAAGAAAATAATGAGGAAAAAATTAAAAATTATAAGGAAAAATGGTATCAAAATAATAAAGAACAAATATTACAAAAACAAAAAGAAACATTTACATGCGAATGTGGTTCAGAAGTTAGATGTGCTGGTAGAACAGAACATTATAGAAGCAATAAACATAAAGTATTTATTGAACAAAATAAATAATAATTAAATTAATGTATAATATTATTTATCGACAACAATATTCTTGGATATATTCTTAATTATTTTATCCTCTTTTTCTGCTTCATTACCGTTTCCACACATCGCTTCAACAACCATCTTATTATATTTATCCGAATATTTAGAGTCAGCATATTGACATCCTGGATATTTCGCTCTATATTCCGGAAGGAGTTTGTAATTTTTTGCCGCAATCTTCTTGATAGCCTTACGAAGTCTCGTGTTGTTGTCATCTTCTTTCTCCCATTTGTTATCATCTTTAATATATATCGTTTCTCTCTTTTTATCCGTACAATGAACAGGTCTTTCGGTCACATCTAAGGCCTTCAAGTTTGTAGTTATAATATTGGAGAGATTTTCTACATAACTAACTTCACCAAATCTCTCTAAATCGGACAATTGAATCTTGATGGATTCGACGAAATCATTAATGTTCATCGCATCTTTACATGTTTCATTCAAGAAAAAATTCAAGTTGAACGCCTTATTGTTAGAGTTAGTATAAGTATTGTTGCTATTATTGGTTATGCCATTTTTAACTAGATTGTTTATGGTGTTATGCTGATCTAAAATAATCTGCTTCATATCTTTGTTATCTTTGATCAGTTCCATGACTAATTCGGTAGTGATTTGGCTTCCAGAATGGATAGCATTTACAGATTGACAATTGTTTTGCACGACGCAAGTTTTTTTATGTTTCCATAATCCAGCATTCGTTTTATATTCTTTTCCACAACTTTCACATTTATGGTCATATTGCTTAATTTGCTTAAGCAAATTTCCATTTATTTCCTTGACATGACGAATGCTCTTAAAATGATTTTCCAAATTACTTTTCCTGTCGGTAAAATAGTGGCAAGTCAAACAAGTATATTTTTTGCTTAAGCAATTATTTCCATTCAGTTCCATTTTACTGTCTGATGCCAAATATTCAATTGTATCATTAGAAGTATCGTACGAAAGATGGTTAGAATTAAAATCATTTCCAATATTTGATGATTTTTGCTTAATTGTATTTCCAGACATTTCCATAATATATCCAGAGAAAAAATCTTTAAGTATAAATTAAAAAATAATATCATCACAAAATAATAATTATTTTTTTTGCGACAACATGCTAATTTTTGATTATGGTCTCATTTTTTCCCTTTTTCATAAAATATCTGGATATTCTAAAAAAGGACAAAAATAAATGTCCAAAATCGCAAAATCAAAATACTTTTCATTTTCGAAAACCAAGATTTTTCTCTACATATGAAGGGAAAAAATCGACCAAATATTCAGAGAACTTAAAGACTTTCTCTACAAAATGTAGTAT